AACTCAGTTCTTGTTGACGGAACTTAAGGGTGTTCAGTTTGATGACTTGATGAAAGTGTTACCAGCTCCTGAGGCTGCAATATGTTCGTACCAACCGCCCTTAAATACTTGAATAGCCGGTGCGCAGACTTGCCGCTTTGCCAACTTCTGACAGTGTAAACACTTAATGGTGTCTCGATCTTCATAACTAGCAAATACTTCTCTCCGCGTGTTACACTTAACACAAACATAATCATATATTGGCATTAACCTCGTCCCTCATTTAAATTAGCTGTAATGGCCCTAGGATTATCTCCGACCGTAGTACCAACTCCACCTTGCTGCTGTAACTGTTTAAATTGTCCCTCGATTAATTGCCCAAACTGCTGCGGGTTCATAGCATTTCCTGGAGCAGCCTCAGGAGCTGGTAACACTTTCATCAAGTCATCAAACTGAACACCCTTAAGTTCCGTCAACAAGAACTGAGTTAGCTTCTGTGGATCAATCAAAGGGTTCTGTTTTAACAACTCATATAACTTAGCAGCTCTATCTTCACGCAAAGAACGAGTCTCAGGTAACGATGAATCTGGATCAACTTTGACTTCATAGCTGCCCTGTTCCAAATCTTTCCCCTGGAACCTGACCCACACAGGAACACCACCCGGACCGACTACCTGTTCAACTTGCTCTTCCGTCCAATGCTTAAAGATGATGCGATGCATACCGTTCATAATATCAACTAGCATATCAGCCATCACATCCCTACGCTCGTCAATACGAAGTTCTGCGGCCTGCTTAACGATGTTGGCTTCTGTCGCCGTAGGAGACTTTGATCCTGGTTTATATTCTCCAAACTCATTACGCGAAAAGCCAAGACCTTCACGCACATCCTGCATGATTTGATCTTTAGCTACTAAAAGAGTCTGTGGAATATCTCCAGCATCGAACTTATCAATAGCGCCCCGAGGATCACCGTTAACTTGTAAGATACCATCTGTATCCTCCGCAAACATCTTCGCCATTTCAGATTCATCCATCAAACCCTTTTTCACAAGAATTCGATTAAGAGCAGCGCGCCTACGTTTCATTGTCTGAGTTTTAATTTCATTAATCTCTAATTGCTGTGGCTCCAGAATAACGCTATCAGGAATACCCCAAAACACCTCATCATCTATATTATAGACAGCAGGGAACACTGGAATGTTATTACTATACTGTAACTCATCCGGTGCGTGAAGTATAACTGTACCCTCTCCGCTTTCAGCGCCGTTATTGATAGCAATAACTATTACTTCTTGTCGTTTCTTATCTCGTATTTCAATTAAATCAACCATTTCTTGTGGGTTGTCACTATACTGAAATGACGGATTAGTAACATCCGGAGCAGCAGTTGCACGAATATCCTTCGTGTTTTTAAATCTTGGATCGTCTTTCAAGTCCTCCGGGGTGCGTTTGTCCCAGTGCGCAAACCAGCGTGCACTATGAAAATCAGAACAGCCAGCGGGCAAAATAGCATTACCAGGGTGCAAGCGAGAAAACCAAGGCATATTATTACTAACATTGGCCTTATACTCAAGCTTATCTTTTCCCTTAATGATAGGCGCGCTAGTGTCAAAATCTCCCGGAGTTGGCGAATACTGTGCCCCATATCCAAGTTTTCCAAATCCTGTTCCGAATAAGAAACCATCCTGAACTATCCTTTTCATCTCATGCTTAACTCGCATATGCGTCATCATACGATTATCAACTCTGCCAAGAATTTGAGCTAAAGCCGCGACCTCGAAGCCAGGTTTTGCAGGTGATACAGAAACAGCAGGATTACGAAAATAAACTCTGGGTACGATAGTACGAAGAAGACTAAAAAACAAATTCTGCGGTAATACACCGTGTGCCCAATGTCCTCGATAGTAATCCCTCCATACAGACCATCTATCTTCATGACTATATAATTTTCGAAATCTAATTCCTGCATGAATTTGTTCCATCCACCAAGCAGCGTCAGGCTTACCACCCTTTAAATATCCAGAAGTCATTGACTAGTCTCCAGTTGCTTACGCCAGCCTTTATATGTCTTACGACTATCGTTCATCCTATATTTTCCTGTGCCATAGCTTATAGAATTAAAACAAACGCTGCGATCTTACCCACGCTTGCCTTACTTCTGCGGACTCAGATCCTGCATGTTGCTGCGATATTGGAAACTCACTGCTGCGAGCTCCTTGTAACTCCTTTATAATATTCTCAAAAGTAAAAGGATCGGCAACAACCCTTTTTGGAAGTAAGATAGAATCTCCTAACACCAATCCTGCCTGCTCTAAACCGACAACAGCACACGCTATAGCTATTACAGTGTCATCGTGACAACCCATCTCGGCTTTTATTTCTCCACTCTCATGTTCGATAAAAGTAGATAACTCAGCTCGTAAGACAGGACTATGTATTACTAAAGTAGTTGCAAGAGCTTTACGTAATGCACCGATCATCATAGGCTTTGATTTAGATGTAGTTCTCCAACCAAGGCTATTTAACCGACCCTCATCTCCTTGCTGAGGATTAGGCTTTGTATAAATTAAGTACGCTGGATAGATATCATCAAGATAGGCCAACGTAACGATACCATGATTGTTACTTTCAACGACCACGAAAGCACCGTTGAAACACTCTCCAATGTCTTTAATATGACTGGCGAGAATGTCAGGTGCAGTTTTATTACTACGCCACTCCGCAACCTGCTCCATAGTTTCGATACAAACAACTTGAATGACTGCACTGTCTTTCTCCACTCCCGCAGCTGCGTCTACGCCAAGCACGTAATGAAACTCAGGCCTGGGATGTTCCTCTAGGCCCAATTGATGTGTCTCAGTCCTGACCCACATTTCAGTAGGACTATAGTTAACCTTCCAAAAGATAGAATGTCCGCTAGCCTGGAAGCACTCATCCAAACTCATAGGATACTCTTCCCTGAATTTTCGTAAATCGAAAGAGATTTCCTCCAACTTTGTGCGGCGCCATGCAAGTTGTCCAGCTGTCAGATGTCCAAATATCTCAAGTTCATCAAAATCTTCACTGATAGTATCAATAACCTTCTGCGCTTGTTCATCAGTTAAATCAATACTATACTCAGAAAATCCTGTCCACGGTAAGAAATGCAAAGCCCAGGTACTTTCATCACTAGTAGCGGCCATACAACGATTATAATAATCATTCATCCCATTACCAGTACTCTCAATAGAGATTCGTCCTGACTTAGGTACTGCTTGGAAGAGTCCGGAAGCTAACTCAAGAGCGTTAGGCCAGAAGGCGTATTCAGAACAGTGCAGATCAGTAATCGTGTCACCGCGACCAAACTTTCGTGATCCAGCAGTACCAAGATAAAACATACTGTCCATTTTTGGAAAAGTAATTTCATTTTTACTCATGTTATTAATGACAGGAGCTGGACCATGCATATGTTGAATCATGTATTGAACTTTGATCAGCATCCTCTGTGTACTTTCCCTATCATGGGAAATAACAACAGCCCTTGTATTACGATGCAGCAAGCATCGCGCCAGCGCTCGGGCGAGAAAATATGATGATACACCAAGCTGTCGTGCCTTAGGTATAAGATCACGCCCGGTCAAGTTCTCATCTATTGATCGTTGTTCAGCATTTAAAATAAAGTCAACGTCTTCACCATCTTTATTCGCGATCATGAACATAGATTCAATAATGACTGCTTCTTCAGATAGCATTAGCATCTCCAGTGGGTATTTTACTATCGGCCTTCACCACAGCATCAATGAAGTCTACTAACTCTTGATGTACTACAGCAAACTGAAAGGTCTCTAACCGATGCATAGTATATGCCCACTCAGAGTCTTCCATAGTAATATATGCTTGCTGCTTTTGCGTAGCCATAGCATTCATGACACCGACAGCCGTGGCCATATCCTTGACAGTGATGCCGCCAACAGGAGTTGATCCGACAATGCCTGCTAGCATTTCAGAGTAGCAGGAAATGCTTTCAATCTGAAGATTATCAAATTTAGCATTTACAAGATATTTCACTTTACTTCCTTCCAAGCTTAAGAGTTGCCACCGTACCAAGCAATTGACATATCAGCATTTGAAGCACTGATCACGCTAAATGTAGATAAGTCACCAATCTCACGAGAGGCCGGATTGAGTTCGACACCGAGACCATTCGTTTTATCTACGGTAGGATCGATTGCAGTACTACCGTGCCAATCAACATAGAAGTCTGCGGTACAAGCAAACACTGCAATTACCGCATTAGTAGGACGAGTGACCGTCTCTGCTACACCCGCCGCAAGTACGATGTTATCCACATACTTAGAGTGCGAGATAGCTGCTGTAGGACGTCCCTTTTCTTTGTATGCAAGGAACGGAACAATTGAAGCTGCCACAATACTCTCCTTTGGTTACACAATAAAGTTATTCAAAGTTGATCTTTTTCGCGCCATAGCCGACCAACCTCGTCTCAGTGTCAATAGAATGAGCGCGGCCAGCATTTAGATAAGCCCGCGTTCTCTCAACACGATTGGGATGGCCGCAACTGCGATGCCGCCGACCGTCACCCAAAATTCATCTAGCAAGATGGCAACGCCGAGACAGACAATCGCAATTGCCGCCCAGCTACTTGGCTCCATTATTCGATTAGTTATCCATTTCATCATTGTCGTCTCCTTCATCTTCATTGATAATTTCAGGGTCTCCCACGACCCAACCAAGATCATGTTCTCTCAAAAACGCGCGCACGGTCTCCATCGATATTGCCCACGCCATATGTGTGACCGGGCCTGTTGCCCATGTCGCCGAAATTTTCGCTGGCACACCGACG